TAAAAGCAGTTCCTAACCTTTGAACTAATTTAGATTCATCTTTTGTTAATTTTCCTTCTCTACCTCTTTTTATTAATTCTTCCAAAGCTTCTTTATTATTCTTCATACCAACTTTTTTCTGAAAGTTTTGCCAATGATTTTTTGTTCCTGCTTTTTTGTAACCCTTATCTTGTTGCCTAATTAATTTTAACAATATATTTTCTTGTTCATCATAATTCTGATACATCCAATCTGCTTGTTTTTCTATTACTTTACCATAACCCTCTTCTATGTCAGCTACTTTATTCTGATATATATCTACTAATTTAATAGCTTTTTCTCTTGTATTTGAATCAATTCTACCACCCTCTAATAACTTATCAACCCTACCTGCTGCTTTATTAAAATCATCATTTAATGTAGAGTTTCCTTGAATATCATTTAGTGTTTTTTTATCAGACCAACCATCGTATAATAAATTTCCGTCTTTGTCAGTAGTAATCATAGCAGTATCTGCAGCATTTTCTCCACCACCACTTGATTTAACCCACTCAATCATAGTATCTTTGGGAACTTTATAAACTTTATCATCATCATATATCAATATAGGGTCATTAGCACTATTTATTTGTTCTTCCAATTTATCTAAATCACTTCTTGTTCCACCATATGCTTGCATCTTTGTTGGTTCTTTTAAATTTGCTTTTTCAGCACCAATCTTAGCTCTATCATTTTTTCTCTTTGCACTTCTAGCTGCTATTTTTGCACTTTTCCAAAGTTTTTGATCTTCAATATCATCAGGTGCTTTAATTTTATCTTCACTTTTAATAACAGTATTTTTTTGTTGATTTCCTAATTTAGTATCTGATGTCTTGTTGTAAATTACTCTAGCTAATTCATCTTCCGTAGCATCTGGATATTTTTCTAATATTAATGCACCCTCATTAGATAAATTTTCATTGTAATTTGAACCTGCATTTCCTGGAGCAACCCAAGAAGATTTTCTAACATAACCATTATCTATAGCTTGTTGTGATGTTTCCGAATCTTGTAATAATGGTCCTTTTCCTTTTCTACCATAAAGTTCTTTGCTGATTCTTTTAGCGTTAATTTTTGCTTGTTCTTCTCCATCATCTCTTTGGTAAGTTGTATCTATATCTACATTTTGATTTTTTTCTCTATCCGCTTCGGCGTCTTTACTAACTACAGTTGCTTTGGGTTTTTCTTTTTCTTTATCTTTTTTATCATCATCTTCTTCATCACTTACAGGCTCAAGTTTACCATCAACATTCGTATGTGTTGTAGGTCCATCTTTTTCTTTTCCCCAATTACCATATCCTTTAGATACCAATCCTAATTTTTTAGCTTGTTTTTTGACTCTTGGGTCTGTGGGTGCTTCACCCAATAAAACTTTAACAGCAAAGTCAACATCTTCTGTTAACATACCTTGTTCTATTAGATAGTTTTGTAGCGCATACACGTGTTCTTCATTAGTGAAATCTGGTACTGAATAGTACCTATCTGCGAAATCATTGAAAAAATCTTTCCAATCAAACATTAAAATTTCTCCGTAATATCGATAAGCTCATCATAATTATTTCCCCATGCAGCTTTAACTGGATACTTACCTCTCTCTAAAACTTCTTTTATTTCTGTAAGAAGTGGTAGTCCATCGTCAATGTGCATATCAAACAGAAATGAATCGTAACTATATAATACAAACTTACTCTTATATTTTCCCATTATTTTTCTTACATCCTTTATAACTAATGCATTCGATTCTGTCTCAAGTAACTGAATATAATAGTTAAATAACTTATTTGCGTTAAAATCATTTCCTCTTATTTGTCTACTATAAATATCTGATTTGATAAAATTCTCTCTCTTATAGAGTTGCCATAACTTATCTGTAAACTCTCTCACCTTACCGAAATACTCTATACTCTCTGCTATGTCGTCAGGAATAAAACCATATAGATATTGGAATGAAAG